ATCATGACCTAATCTGTCTTCAACGTGTTTAATATCAACCTCTTTGTTTAAAATATAAGAAATATTTTTAATAATGTCCAAATTTGTCACTCTGAAAGTTGTTCCAATATTATAAGTGGTATTTACAATCTCATCGTCGAACATTAAATCACAAATGACTTTTACATTATCATAAACATACATCCATTCTCTAACTTGTAATCCGTCACCATAAACTGGAATTGGTTTACCTTCACCGATAGATCTTGCAATTGTTGGTAAAAACTTTTCCTCAAATTGGTGTTCCCCAAAGTTATTACAAGTTCTTGTAATAATATATGGTAACCCATAAGTTCTGTTTGCAGATAAAACTAACATATCAGATGCCGCCTTAGTTGCGGAATAATATGAACTAGACTTTAAACTATCATCTTCAGTTGCCGTATGATTAATTGCAATGTGTTCATCCATATCACCATATACCTCATCAGTTGAAATGTGTATGAATTTTTTAAGGTTCTTATTTTTTCTTGATATCTCCAATAAATTAAATGTTCCTTCAACATTAGTTCTCACAAATGGTAACCCATTCTTAATTGAGTTGTCAACGTGAGACTCAGCAGCAAAGTGAACCATGTAATCAAAATCACCAAGATCATCTGCCGTTACATCACAAATGTCTTTTTCTAAAAATGATACATTGTGTTTAATATTCATTCTACGACCAGCGTATGTTAGTTTATCAACACAAAGAACATCACATTCAAAGTTATCTAATAGGTGATTTATAAATGCGGATCCTATAAACCCCGCTCCTCCTGTTACTACTATTTTCATTTTTTCTCTAATATTTCTATATGATGTTGCAAGTACCATAATGCCTTCTTAAGGTCCTGTAACTCTTTATCTTTTTTTCCTGCTCTTGAAATATACTTTACCGTATTTCCTAAACTAAATCCTAAATCCCAAGCATCAATAACTTTTATTGCCTCATAAGGATTATCCTCTCCTCCGTAATGGTTAGGATGATTAACTTGTTCTACTTTTATTGGTGGACACTGACAAAGTCCTGAACCACCACATACACATTCTTTTTCCATTTATTTTATTTTTTTTACAGGTACACCCACATATATTCCAGGCTCCTCTATATGTTTAACCACCGCACCATTCATACCTATTGTAGTTAGAGAATGGATTGATAACTTTTCTTTAATTGACGCATTTGTCCCAATATAAACACAATCGTAAATCTTACAATTACCTGAGACTTTAACACCTGGAGCCGTTGTGAAGTAATCGCCAATTCTACAATCATGGCCAATTGTTGTTTGTAAGTTTAGATGTGCGTGTTTACCTATTGTGATATTTGTAGTCAAAATACATCCGGCACATATGATACTACCTTCCCCAATAAAAGTATCTTTTCCTAATATTTGGGCACTTGGGTGAATAAATTTAAAATATTTAGTATCTTTAGGAAGTCTTTGGACCATATCAAACCTATCTCTTGGGTCCCCAATTGCAACTATAACTTTATATTTTTTTGGATCAAATTTTGATAACGGAAATATATAATCGTCATTTTCTTTCCAATATTCATCATCAACAAAACATTTTATTTTTGGATCTCCAATATGTGATTTTATTTCTCTTGCGAAACCACCACCGCCTATTAACGCTCTTTTCATATTATAGATTTTAAGTTAACCAAAATTCAACATTTTGCCAAACTTCGTTTAAAGTGTAATTATTTATTGGGTCCTGTATTGTCCCTATTTTTTTAGATTCATTTTCAATGAGATGCGGTACTTCATCAAGAGTATTACATTTTAATAAACTACGCAAATCAATTTGAGTATTCATAATGGTTTTAATTCCCATAAGACCTAAATCACAAACAGTTGTTAAACCACCATTTGTTGTAAAATTTACAGAAACAAAACTTTTTTTATAATATTCTTCCACAACATTTTGAAATGGTATTGGGGGGTCTTGGGATAGTGTGATAATTTCGTAATTAATTTTTTTTTGTAACTCTACAATAAATTTACTTCCCATTGATATACTATCTTGAGGTCTTCTAAGATATACAAATACTTTATCATTTAAAATAGTGGGGGCTATAATGTCATTATTTCTAGTCTCAATCCATCCATGTTTAACTGGTATGTCAGATGGTATTTTAGCAAATGGATTATAAAACGAAATAACATTTTTTTTATCTATTGATGACAAAAAAGTATCTGAGTTATCCACAAAATAAAGTAATTTATAACCTTTATGTTTATTAATTAAATCCGCTTGTAATGATACCCCAAAAAATAAACAAGGAGCATATGGGTCAATATAATCACTTAAACCCCATTTTTGTTTAATCCCTTCTTTAAAATAGATAACATTTTTTGCTACCGATACTTGCTCAAACTTCATTTATATTAAATTTTCTTATGAACAGAAAAATCTCCGTATGATTTAATTAATATAGTTTCTTTATTTAAATGGTTGTTTATAGAAGTAATAACACCAGGCCATGTTATATCATCCATTATTATATATCCTCCTTTTTTAATTAAAGGTAAATATAATTGTATATCTTTAGTGACGTATTCTTCATCATGGTTTCCGTCAATATGAATAATATCAATAGATTCATTTTCTAAGTTTTTATAAAAATCCTCAGACTTACTTCTAACTAAAGACACGGTATTTTTTAAGTCATTTTTATTTATAACTTTTAATACTCCATCATAAAGTTTATCTAAAACAACTTGGTCTTTAAATAAGACATCATAAATGTATGTATTTAAAGACTTATCTGGAATTTCATTCCTCAATGTCCCCATAGAATATGGATCAATACCAATAACTTTACCTTTAGTTACTTCTAAAGCCTCGGCAAAATACATTAGTGATGCGCCTTTGAAGACTCCAATCTCAACACATAATTGAGCATTAGTTTCGATAATAAGGTCTTTAATGACATTTCCTTTAGTTTCGTCACATCGACCACCACTATCGTACTGGTCTTTAATAATTAAATCATGTAAGTTTCTCATAAGTTATTTGTATAAATTTTAAATTTTGATAAATCAGGATAAGGTAATTCTAAATCTTGATTATTTTTTTTATTCCCATCTAAATCATAAAACTGACTCATCATAAGTAAACCTCTTGCTGATAACTCAGGCATCATATAAAAATTCCAACCCAACATATCAAAATTATCATCATGATAAGAACATTCTCTTCTTCCACTAAATCTTGCTCGTTTAAACCATAACATCGCCTTATGGTCATCAGTTAAAATTGCACCTCCTTTACTAAGTTTTAATGTTTTATATGGTCCTGTAAATGAAAGACACATATGTGTTTTTGGAATATACATATCGGCAGTAAATCTCAAAGCCGAATCCCAAACATTACTTGGTGATAGTTGGTAAGCTCCTTTAATCATATCTCCAACAACAGGAGTAAAATTAACTTTAAGACCAGCGTGAATAATTTCACAAGGAACCGAAGGATATGTCTTGGATGGACAGTCTACCTTGTCAGATTTTAAACTTTTTTTTATGTTTTTTTCATAATATAACGCTAAAAAGATTGCGTTACTCATATTATCCAACGCAATTGCGTATGGTGATCCAGTGTAATCACATAGTGATTTTTCAAAATCTTCAGTAATTTTATGTACTCCGTTTGCCATATTAATTAATCTTCTCTATATTCTTTTAATAATTCATCATTTGAAATTGTTCCGTATTTTTCATTAAGACCTTCCATATCAACATCCTTACTCATCATTATTTTAACATCGTAGATTTGATCGGTAGTATTTAAAGATATGTCAATTTCTTTAATAATTTTGTATGGGTCAGCATTTGATCCAGGTCTTCTATCCTCAACATAACCTTTCCAATTTTTTGCAGTATCTCTTGGAATTCTAATTGATGCTCCACGATCTGAAACCCCCCAACTAAATTTATCAATTGATTGTGTTTCAAATTTACCAGTTAAACGAAGATTGTTATCTGACCCATAAGCTTTAATATGAGCTTCATGTCTTACCTCAAACGCATTAAACAATGATATAAAATATTTTTCGTTACCATCATTTCTCATTTTATCTGTTGAGAAATTTGTATGAAGTCCTGACCCGTTCCATTCCCCTTTTCGAATTGGTTTTGGATGTAGATCAATCCTATAATTATATTTTTCAGAGATTTTATATAAAAAGTACCTGGTCATCCACAAATCATCACCCGCCTTTAATTTACCTTTTGAAAATACTTGGTATTCCCATTGACCTAATGCAACCTCAGCGTTGATCCCTGTAATATCAATTCCGTATTTTAAACACATATCCATATGTTCCTCAACAAAATCTCTTCCTACAACATATTCACCTACACCACAATAATATTTACCTTGTGGTTCCAAGTTGTTTTCATCGTGACCTAAAATACATTTGTTTTTTCTATCATAGATAAAATATTCTTGTTCAAACCCAAACCATAAATCTTCTTGATCTCCAATTAGTTTTGATCTTGTATTAGTTTCGTGTGGTGTACCATCAGAATTCATTACTTCACACAACACGTAAATTGTGTTTGTATTATCACAAAAATAATGTCTAACAGGTATTAAAATACAATCAGAACTATTACCTTCCGCTTGTAATGTTGATGACCCATCAAAGTTCCATTCAGGGAAATTATTTAGAACTAAACAATTTTTAATTTGCTCATAGTCCACAATTTTAATCTTACTTCTAAGGTTTGGCTCCGGTATATATCCGTCAATCCACACATATTCTAACTTAACTTTCATTTATTTTTATTTATGTATTTTATTATTTCTTCCTCATTTTTTCCCTCATTAAACATCCTGTAGACATTGCGTGAAAATTCATCCGTACACAACACTGCGTCGGCATCTAAATAATTCATAATATCTGTAAGGTTATTAAGGATGTTCTCTTTCTTTAAAAATCTTTTGTTAAAACCCATTTTTAATCCTCTAAAAATTCTTTTTCTTTTTTTCTTTCCTCTTGTTCGATATTGTAATTTCTCGTCTGATTAATTAACATTATTGTTTTTCTTTTAAATAATGGTAATAATGTTTCTTCGATTGGGAAATCACCTTTACTAATCATTTCTAACACCGGTAACTTTGTTTTATTTTCAGTCTCAGAAAATGTAGTTATTATCTTTGGTATTGTCAATTTGTTTTTATCATCACAATAAATTAATTTAACATTTGTCTTATTTTCTGGTGATTTTTTTGCTGCCGGAGATACTTCATACTCCCAAACATAATACTTGTTGTCTCTCTTATCCAAATGGAAGAAGAAACCTCTGTTAGATAACATTTCTTTTTTATTCTTCCTGTATTTTGCCTCAATACTATCATAAACTAATGTCCATACAGATTTTGCAATATTGAAATATTCCGTCATCCTTGGTGCGGTGTATTGTAAAATTTTTGTGAATTCTTCATACTCTTCAGTTGACATCTCAGGAACACTTTTAATTTTAAGATCTTTTACTAAAAGTTCATCATCAACTGAATTAAATTTCTTGTTTGTATATATGATTTTCTTATCCCTGATAAGTGTTTGTATGTTTGCTAAATGTAATGATAATTCTATAAACCCAGGGTAAAGTTCCATGTTATCTAACTTTTCACCCATACGTTGGAAATATGATAGTAATTTATATTCCTTATGTTCACTATCAATTGGCTTTTCAAACATCCAATCGGTGTCCATTACAAATTCTATTTTTTTATTTCTTGCCATTACCCATAAACATAATAATATAATTGTATTCTGTAAAGGTATTAGTCAATTCTCATTACAACAAAAGTTGAATCATTAACTGAAACGGTATCATATTCATTATTATATCCGTTTAGATCTCCATAACCACCCTCATCAACTAAATCACCCAATAAACTTTTTTTATCTACAAAATGATTATATTCGTCACCCATTTCATCTAACCAACTCAATGGTGAATCTCTAATTTCTTCTAACCTACCCTCAACGGCTTCTTCTACCTCATCATTATTTAAATCACCATCTGGCTCATCTTTTATATCTTGTATGTCTTCGTCTATACCTTCTATTTCATTTTCAATTTCTTCAACCCTTGATTCATTATCCGACTCATGTTCACCATCCTCATCTTCATCTTCATAAGTTACTGACTCAACTTTTTTACCGTTTTGGTAAATTTGCCATTTATTTTCAGACCATTCAACAACTAAAATGTTATCCATGTAATCATTAAATTTGAAGTATTTTAAAGATTCAATATCTTCCTCAATAAGAGGAGATCTAGCTCCACTTGAAATTAAATATGTTTCTATTTCAAGTGACCTTTTTTGGTTTTGTAATTTTTCAATTTCTTTATCTTGACTACGACTAGTTTCCCTACTAACATCGTAATTTTCAGGATCGTCCATAACCCATTCACGAATCATGTCTTCATAATATTCCGCAACTTCGTCACCATCAATATGGGACGATAAAGTTTCTTTACTAAAATTACTTAAATCGTCTACCATGCCATCATAATAGTCTTCAAGGGAACTATCCGCTTCATTTTCAGTTCCAACCGCATAAACATTACCACTAGTATCGTTATGTATTGACCTAAATGTATGTAAGTCATAATGGGAACCTACAGGTATTAAATCATACACATCATTATCTTTGTCCTTAAGTTCATCAATCTCGGATTGCAAATCATTTTGTTCAATCTCCAATTCATCAACAATTTCAGAATCTTCCTCGTTATCTATTCTTTCCTCAAGTTCTTCCATTCTTCTTTCCAAATCTTCTAATTCTTCACGTTCTGGTCCATCTAAATATTCAATATCACTTTCTTGAACCATATAGTCAAAAACTGCGTTTGCCATTAAACCTTCGTCATCAATATTAGGACTATTTAGATCCCATTCACCAT